TCAGGCGAGAATGTAGGTCATCGTCCCGGAGAACGTGCCGCTGTTCTGCCCCGCGCCACAATTGACATAACGGAAATTGCCATTCGTTTCCAGAATGAAATCACGCTGGCTGCCACCATCACGCCCCGACCACGTGCCATGCGTGACGACCGCAGGCCTCCAACTCTCCGGAATTGTACCGAACTGTCCACTGCCCCACGAGTCAGTGCTCGCGCTTTTCCAGTTGATGCTAATCTGCGCAATCTTGCCAGACTTCACGCCGGTCACGGTGCCATACTGTGATTTAATCAAAGTCTGGGTTACGGAAAGCTATTGCAGTGCCATCCAACAGCCGTGCGCCGTGGAGTAAGCGGATTTCGGGTCGCCAAGCATCTGCACCTTCCCATCACGCATGACAAGCAGGCTGAAACCGCAGGACGGGAACGATATGATGCTCTGGTCGGCGAGCGGACGGAACGCTTCTGGGAAGGTCTCATTCGCCGTCGAGTAGTTCTGCTGTCCACTGCCGTCGAACTTGACGTTGCCGTTGATCGTGACGATGCGTCCGACGCGACATAGAGTGAGTCTGCTGTTCGTGTATGGAGGTATCAAAGTCTGGGTTACGGAATCCCACAGCTGGCTCATCGGAGGCAACTGCTTGACAAGCATGACAGGAGTTCCAGCGGTGATGCCACTGATCGGGATACGGGCGATCGGAATCCATACGGTGCCGGAATTGTTCAGGATACTACCCGACGGTACCTTGGGGTCAGCCGCCGTGCCACTGGTGGCGGTGCCCTTCAGCACCGCGAGCGCGATCGTTTCGATGTTGTTCGAGTCTCGCGTGTATTTCACGCAGATTAGGTCGTTGCGGTTCTGTCCTGTGACTCCGCTTTCGATGGTGACGGTTTCCGCCGCGGTGACGCGTGCGTATCGTCCTTCGATCACAAGGTTGAGGACCGGGACGAGCGCCTTGTTTGCTGACTGCATGGTCACGGCGGGGAATTTGCCGTCGCCGCCTTGCAGCAGGTAGTTGCCGTTTCCGACCAGTCCGGCCTGCATGGCTCCTTGGTCGCTGGATGTGATGTGCGGAGCGCCGGCCTTGCCGGTGATGAGATTCATGGTCATGGTCATTCCTTCCTATCTGTTGTGTTGTTGAGGTATGCGGCGTAGGCGGCGTCCTGCGTGGCTGCCAGCGCTTTGAACGTCTGCCAGCATGCGGTACAGACGAGCGCGCCCTGTGCGACTCCGTCGACGGTGGTGTGGGTGATGTCGTGCCAGTCGCTGGAGGTGCGTGGGTCACCGTCGGCGAGGTATGCGGAGGCGTGGCATCGGTCGCAGGTGTATCTGGTGATGTTCGTGGTTCGTGCCATTGATGTTCCTTTCTCTTTCAGGCTGTGCGCTGGTAGATGTGTCCCGGAAGGATGGTGTTGCATTCCTTCCAAGTGCCGCCGTAGGTGGTTCCCGGATTTGTTGTGGCGGTGGTCCAGTAGAGGGAGCCGACCGGGTGGGCGGCGATGAACGCCTGGCTTGCGCTCATGCCCGTCTCGCCCTTGTCGCCCTTCGGTCCGACGAGGCTTGTGTTGGAAACCGGTTTGAACGTCACGTTTTTCCCGGTGGCTGTGATCTGCGCGTACATCAGGTTCTTGCCGCCATTGGTCATGGCGAAGAAGTATTCGCCTACGACCGGGGCACGGTTGAAACTGAGTACCCGCCAGTCAAAATCCGAGCATGCGGACGTCCAGTATCCGGATAGTATGCGTGTGATGATCAAGGCAGGCAACCCGGTCTCGCCGCGTTGGCCGGCCTCTCCTTTCGCTCCGGTGGCCCCGGTCGCGCCAGTGGCGCCGGCAGGGCCCTGCGGTCCTTGCACTCCCTGCTTGCCTTGCGGTCCGGTGTCGCCCTTGGGGCCTTTGACGTTGCCGAGCAGAATCTTCGTCATATTCGCTCCTTACTTTCCGTCATTAATCATGTAATACAGGTCGCCCGTCGCCGGATCGTAGGAGACGGGAGCCGCCGACGCGGTGGCCGTGTCCGCGTATACGGCGTACAGGTCTCCGTTCGGATCGACCTGCAGCGTGAAGAATCCGGAAGTTGGCGCCGTCACGCCGCTGGCGCCCTGCGGACCGGACGGCCCCTGTGGACCCTGCATTCCCTGAACGCCCTGCGCTCCTTGCTTGCCTTGCGGGCCGGTGGCCCCGGTAGCTCCAGTAGAACCGGCGGGGCCAATGGGACCGGTAGGACCAGTAGGCCCGGCGGGACCTGCTGGCCCGGCCGGCCCGATATCCCCTTTGTCTCCCTTGTCACCCTTCAGACCTTCAGGGCCTTGCGGACCAGTAGGCCCGGCGGCTCCAGTGGCTCCTTTGGGGCCTTGCGCACCAATGATGGATTGACGGGAAATCGTCTTTCCCGTGAATAGGCTGCCGGACTGTGAAACGCACTGCCAGACGATGCTGTATTTTCCGCCACCTGACAATGCGGTCGAATATTCGTTGGCGAGTGGTGTTCGGTTCAACCACTCGCTCACGTTCCCCGTGAAAGTGGATCCCACCGGATATTCGCCGACGAGGGATTTCTTCATCACGAGCGCCGGAAGGCCGACGTCGCCTTTAGCTCCCTGAACGCCCTGCGCTCCTTGCTTGCCTTGCGGGCCGGTGGCCCCGGTATCGCCCTTGTCGCCTTTGGGGCCTTTGATGTTGCCGATCAATAGTCGCGCCATGTGTCACCTTTCCGGGATGTCCACGTACAGGTTCCCGCTCTCGGAGTCCCAGACGAACGAGGGTGGGTTCGTGTTGTCCGGATAGTTCACGTACAGGTCGCCGTCGCCTTCCATGCTGAGCGTGAAGAAGCCGTTCGAGGGGGCGGATACGCCGCTGTCGCCCTTGTCACCCTTCTCCCCTTGCGGGCCCTGGATGCCTTGGGAACCTTGGATGCCTTGTCTGCCCTGGGGGCCGGTCGCTCCCTGTGGACCCGTGGGACCCTGCGGACCTGTGGAACCCTGCGGGCCTTGCGGTCCCGCCGCGCCGATCGCGCCGGCATCACCCTTATCGCCTTTCTCGCCGCGTATCCCCTGCAGTCCCTGCGGGCCTTCGGGACCGGCGACGCCTTGCGGCCCTCGCTCCCCGGTCGCTCCTTTCTCTCCCCGAGGACCGGTGGGTCCGGTCGCTCCGGTGGCCCCCTGTGGTCCTGTGTCGCCCTTGTCGCCCTTCTCCCCTTGCGGACCCTGGTCGCCTTTCGGAAGCCCCAAATTCAAGGTTTTGTCGCTGCCGGCGCCCGTGAGCGACGCGCTTGCCTGTGCGCCGGGGGCGAGCGTGTCCACCGAACCGATTTTCAGGCCGGTGATGTAGTCGCCTTTCGGCTGTTTACCCGACAATGCGTTGTTGAGCGAGTCGATGTCGTTTCTGGTCACGTCGGCGCTGAACGTCCAGGCGTCGAGTTTGAGGCCGGCTCCAGCGTAGTAGGCGTGGCCACCATCCCCGATGGAGGATTCTCCGCTGTTGCCGCCGGCGCTGGCACCTCCGGATTCGTAGGTGACGGTGAGCACGCCTCCCGAAACCTTGACGATCTTCTTGGAGATCTCGGCAGTGACGACGAGGCCCGTGTTGTTGTCACGACCCGTGACCAGGTCGCCAACGTCCGCGTCGATGCCGTCGGGAATGTCCACGTCGATGGTGCTGGCATTCCGAAGTTCCTGGAATTTCTGCCTGCCCTTGTCCTCGAGCTCGTCGGCTTCGGCGTTGGACAACTCGTATGTGGCGGTGCGTTCGTCAAGGCCTTTGAGGGTCTGCGTGTGGCTGAACGTGCCGTTCGCGTCGGCGTACCAGTGGATGACGGTACGGTCCTTGAGTTCGCCCTTGCCCAGGCAGATGAGATGGTTGATCGGGTGCGCCGCCTGTTTGGCGGTGAAGTCGATGAGGTCCGAGTCGATGCTGTCGCCGATCGTGCGGACGGGCATGGCGCTCATGGATACCTTGTCGCCGTCATTACGCAACCGGAGTTTGAGTCCGCTTGCCCTGAGCATCTTGACCAGACCGCTGTACAGGTCCACGTACCGGTCGAACTGGCAGGTGGTCTTGTGGTCGGCGCTTTCGTCGGTGACGGTGAACAGGCCTTGCAATCCCGCACGGCTGACGAGCGTGCGCATGATGACGGGAATCGTGCCGGACAGGGTGAGGTAATCGTTGTTCCCGTCCGGTTCGATGATCTTCGAGGCGAGTACTCCATGCCAGTCGCGGCCATGCCATGTGACGGTGGACAGGCCTCCGTCCACGTCGACATCCGTGTCGTCGATGATGCCGCCGTACTCGGTGCCGTCGATCATGATGCGGCTCCCCGCCTTGAGCGCGGCGTCTTCGACCTGCAGGTCGAAGTCGTTCTCCCCGCTACCGAACGCGAGGTCGAGCGTGTATGAGGCGTGGCTCGCCACGGGTTTGCCTGTGGCGTCGGTGACGATCAGGTCCATGGCGGTTCGCTCCTTTCCTCGCAGACCGTCAAGTCGAATTGGAATCCTCCCGGCCAGCTGATCGGCTGTGTTCCGGGCGCGAGCGGTTGGAACACGTACCGGCCGGAATCCTTGCCCGACCCTCGCACGGCCTGCGCGAAGCAGTTTGTGGCGAGACCTGTGCCGCTGACCATGGTGACGGTCCTGACATCGCCGGTGCCGTCGATTTCCAGACGCGAGCCGGATGGCACGGTCACGTCGACCTCGTACCGGTTGTTTCCGATGATGACGTACGGTTGCGCGCATGGTCCGAATATCGTGAGCTTGACCGGCTGCGGGATGGACGTGTCGTTGACGATCTCGGCACCCAATGCCATGCCGGCGAAATCATGCGGATAATCATATGGATAGTCAAGGTCGGCGGTTCCGGAATCGTATCGCGGCGTGAAATGCGTCATGGTCGGACGGCGCCACACGCCATCGGCCAGCACGATGGTCAACTGCGTCTCGACCATCATGGGCGTGATGGATTGCGGTTCGCTTTTCGTGATCCACGCTTTGGCTTCCCATTCGCCGTCGGCCACGAGCGTGCCCGGGTTCCCGGATGCCATGTCGGCGTCCGCGAGGCGGCGCAGTAGGTCGAGCGTGGCTGGAGAATCGTGGATCTTCACGGTGACTGTCGCCTCGCGTGCCTTGCGGGTGATGCCCGTCATGCCACGTGAGGCGAGGCTGTAGTCCCAGACGCGGGCTCGCAGTCCCGTGAGCGTCTCGCCGTACAGCGGCCCCTCGAAGCCGATGCGCTCACCTGTGGCCGCGCACACGTATTCAAGCGATTGCACTTCTCACCTTCCTTGCGAAGTCGCGGTCCCCTATCGTCGGCGTGTACCTGGCGATGATCGATCCGAGGTCGTCGTGCAGCGATTCGACGGCCGCGATGAGTTCCCGCAGATCGCCGTCGCCGGCATTGGCGCCGGTGCCGGCCGTGACGTTCAGCCTGCCGGTCTTCGACCAGTCCGCGTCGGAGAGGCTCATCGTGGAGACGAGCGAATCCATGGAACGGCTGACCACATGCGCGGAATCGTCGATGCCCAATGCCATGCCACGTCCGACCATCACGCCGACCTCGTCGCGGAACACACGCGACGGGGAATGGATGCCCAAAGCGTTCTTGGCCTTGTCCACCAAGCCCGACAACGCGTTGGTGATGCTGGAATACAACGAGCCGACCATTCCTGTGATGCCGTTGATCAATCCCTGGATGATGTTGCGTCCCGCGCTGACGAGCCAGCTTCCCGCGCCGGACACCGCGCTCCGGACGGTTCCGCCGATCCCGCTCACGACGCTCCCGACACGGCCAACCATGTTGCTTACGGTGCCGACGATGCCGCCCCAGACGCTCGACACAATGCTTCCGACGCCATTCCACAACGCGGTCCACACGCTTCGGATTGTCGAGCATGCGGCGGATACCACTCCGCTGACCATGCCGATGCCGGCGGAGACGACGCCTTGGATGCCGCCCCACACTGCCGACGCGATGCCCTGGATGGCCGACCATGCGGCGCTCCAGTTCCCGTTGACGACCGCGAGCGCCAGTTGGATGATGCCTTGGATGACGGTGAGTGCGGTGCTGATGATTGTGGTGATGATGGTCCATGCGCCTTGTGCGACGGTGGATATGGTGTTCCATAGTCCGTTCCAGACCGTGCTGATGATGGTGGCGGCGGTTTGGAAGATGGTTTGGATGTTCTGTATTCCGGCTTGCAGGAGTGGTGTGATGGTGGTGATGAATGTTTGGATGCCGGTGATGATCGCGGTGAGTGCGGTCATGATGATGGGGCCGATCGTGTTCCAGACGTTTTGGAGGATGGTGGTGATGAGTGTCCATCCGGTTTGCCAGATTTGTTGGATTTGGCTCATGGTCTGGGTGATGAATGTGGCGATGGTTTGCAGGATTGGTTGGCATGCGGTGCTGATCTGGTTCCAGATTCCCATGAACCATGTGGCGAAGCTGTTCCAGAGTCGTTTGCCCGTTTCGGTTTGGGTGAAGAACCATGTCAGTGCGGCGACGACCGCGCCGATGGCTACGACAAGCATGCCGATCGGATTCGCATCCAAGGCAGCGCTGAATGCCAGCTGCACGGCGGTAGCGGCCTTGGTCACCGCGCTCCACGCCGATTGGGCGGCCTTGACGATATTGAACGAGCTGGCGAGTTGCTTCAGGCCGCCCGCCGCGCTTCCCACGTCGGATAATTTGCCGATCAAATCGAACGTGGCCGTAGCGGTCTTCTCCACACCGGAGGCAGTCGCGGAAATGGCCTTCAGTCCACCGGAAACTGTCTTCAGCCCGGCCGAGACGATATCCCAGCCTTTGACCGCGAGCAATGCAATGGTGATGGCTTTCAATGCGCCGGATACCAGTGCGCCGTTCTGCTGCGCCCACTGTCCGACCGACTGCAGCCAGCCTCCCACCGTCATGAGCACGCCGGTCAAAGTGTTCAACAGTCCGGCGAAGCTCTGCGCCGCGGAACTGGCGGTGCGCGCGCTGTCGTTGAAGCCGAAGGCCTGCGAGACCGCGGCCGCCAATCCGGAAACCAGCGAGCCCAATCCGGAGATGATGCCGGTCAGGCTTTCGAGGAACGGCTGCAACGCGCCAGTCCCGATGAACGTGTTGACGAAGGTCTTCGCCCATCCCGCCGCATTCGACAACGCCTGCGCGACCGAAGCGGCCACGCCGGCGAGCGTCCCGGCGGCTGTGGAGAACATCGCGGCTGCGTGACCTCCATTATTGAGACCGCCCGCGAGCGACGAGACTGCGGCCCAGAGTCCGGCGAGTTGGCTTTTGAGGCTGGTCGCCGCCGCGGCGAGCATCTGGAAGCCGGGGATGTTGGCGAGTGTGTCGCCGAGCCTTTTGAGCTGCGCCTGCGCTGTGGGGATTGCCTGCTCCAATCCCTTCTGCAATCCGGCGCCGACTTTCTCCAGCGTCGGTTTCACGGCGGCGGTGAACGAGTCGATGAGCGGTATGGCCTGGTTGAACAGGCCTCGCAGGCCGTTGAGGACCGGCGTGGCCGCGGTCTCGCCGAGTCGGCTCAACGCGGCCTTCACGTTGGCCAGGGCGCCGGCGAACGTGGTGCCGGCGCTCTGGGCGGCGCCGCCCAATCCTTCCTGCATGGCGTCGGCGAAGGTCTGGAAGTCGATCTTGCCGTCCGAGACCATGTCGGACACTTCGGCGCTGGTCTTGTTCAGGTGCTTGCCGAGCATCTGGAGGACCGGGATGCCGCTCGACATGAGCTGGAGCATGTCGTCGCCCTGGAGTTTGCCTCGGGCGGCGACGGAACCGAAGATCATGCCGATGTCGGTGAGGCTTCTGCCGCTGATCTGCGCGGTGTCGGCCACGGTCTTGAGGACCTTGGTGAGCTGGTCGCCTTCCTTGATGCCGGATGCTGACAGGCTGGCCGCGACGGTCGCGGCGTCCCCCAATCCGAACGCGGTGCCTTTGACGGAGGCGAGCGCGTCGTTCATGATTTCGGTGACGCTCGCGCTGTCGTGGCCGAGGCCTTTGAGTTTGGCTTGCGCGTTCTCGATGTTGAGGGCGCGGGTGAAGCCGCCTTTGGCGGCCAATGCGGTGATGCCGCCGGCGAGGGTGGCGATCGCGCCGGTGCCGACCTTGCCGATTTTGCCGAATGCTCCGCCGATTTTAGAGATGAGGGTGTTGGAGCTTTTCTTGGAGGCTTTGTTGACGGCGTCGCCGATGTCGCCTTCGATGCTTTTGCCGAATCCTTTGCCGGATGGTTCGACGTGGACGTATGCGACGCCGATGTCCTGTGCTGCCATCGTGTTTCCTTATTCGTATATTGGGATTCCGATGGCGGTCGGAGTCAGAGGTCGTCGTTGATGTGGAAGTAGGCTTTGAGCCGTTCCCTGTCCTCGCGTTGACGGCGGGTGAGGTTGTGCGTCGGGGTTGGCGGGCGGAGCGGGTCGTGCTCGTGGTCGAACCATGGGCGTTTGCGTTGTCCGGACAGCGTCCAGACCGCCTGTTCGGCTCCGTCGGGCGCGTAGACGGCGTTCTGCAACGCCATCCACGAGTGGCTCGTATGGTCCTTGAGGATTTCGCGGGTCAGCGCCCAGGCGAGTCCCCAATCGACTCGTGGACGTTGGCCTTCAACCCATTCCCGGAAGCGTACGGGCCTGTAGATCTGCCCGTACGCTCGGATCCAGTCGTAGGCTAGTGCCGCGCGATTGTTGTTCCAGAGGTGGGCGAGGTAAACGCTTTTGGGTCCAGTCCGGATTCCTCGGCCCACGCCTTGATGGTCGCGGTGAGGTAGGACATCGGACGTTTGGTCTTGCGCAGCACGTTCCAGAAGTTCGGCTGCATCGTCTGGAAGTAGGCGAGGAACGTGCTCACGCAGGCCATGGTTTCCTCGTCGGACAATGCGGGCTTGCTTTTGATCAGGAGGATGGCCTGGACGAGTTCGATGGGCAGTTCCGCGTTGTTGAGGTTCGGCAGGTCGAGTTTGACGCCGGCGACCTCGAGGTGCACGTCGGGTTTGAGCTCTTCCGCTTCGGTCAGGTCTACGTCCACGACATGGTATTCTTTGTCGCTCATGTTGGCTCCGTTCTAATGGTTGGCGGTTGAATGGGTGTCCCGTGCGGCCGACCGCCATCGGCCGCACGGGAAGAATCGATGGGTCACTTGGCGTCTTCGGTGACGAGGCCCCATGCGTGGAACTGTTCGCCGTTGGTGCCCTTGAGCATCTTGAACGTCATGTTGAAGTTCATGATCTCGCTGGATTTCAGGCTCACGTCGTCACGGTCGCTCACCTTCGCGTTGGTGCCGTACAGGAGGAAGGGGCGGTCCTGCTGGTCGAGCGCGACCAGCACGAGGATCCACTCCTTCTTCAGGCCGGCGCCCTTGATGCTGATGCCGCCGTCCGAATCGACGTCCACGTCGAAGTAGGCCGACACCACATCCTTGCGGCCCTCCATGGCGGCGAGCTGCAGGGTCCAGTAGCCCGGATCCGTGTCGGACAGCACGATGTCGCCGTTGTGGGCCTTGTAGTCGGTGCTGTCGCCCGGTTCCGGATGCAGTACGGCGCCGTCCTCCGTGGAGTAGCCGATCGGCTTCTTGCTTGCCGGCGGGGTCCAGGCCACTCCGGTCGGAGCCACGAACGTGCTGTCGCCCTTGGGGAACAGGAACAGCGCGTAGTTCTTGATCAGGCGCACGTTGCCTGCGGTGTTGCCGCTGGACACGTACCCGTAGTCGGTCGCGCCCTGCGCGGCGACGGTGGTTTTTTCGTTGTTGTCAGACATTCGTCTGCACCTTTCCGTTCTTCGCGTGTGGCGGCACGTTGTCTTTGGTTGTGTTTCAGTTGACGGTGACCTCGAGCAGGAGCACGCCGTACGCGCACACCAGCCTCTTGTCCTCGTCCGTCATGCGTACCGGCCCGGATTCCAGTGACGCATCGATGAGCGGCGTCGTATGGCCGAGCCTGATGATCTCCCTTGCGATGCTGGCCCACACGCGGGCGGCCTTGTCCCAGTCGCCCGTATGGTCCTCTTTCATGCAGCGCACGCTCAGCCGCAGCCGCACGTACTGCGAGATTGGGGTGCTCATGCCTTGCATGGAGTCGGCCAGCGTGGCTTCGGTGAAGGGAGGTTCGAGGTCGTTGCGTTCGATGGTGTCGAACGTCACGTCCGGGAACAGTGTCCTCAGCCTGGGCAGGAGCAGCGGCTCCGTGCGCCGCGGGGTGACGGGGATGCTCATACGCGCATCCTTCCGAGCGTGTCCTCTAGCGTGCCGTGCGCCTTCTCCACGGGTGCGGGGCAGAGGATGGCCACGCCGCTACGGTTCTTGCCGTCATGGTCGCGGACCATGCAACGGCTGTCGGTGACGGCCTCGTTGGCGGCGTCGCGCATGCGGTCACGCAGGGTCTCGTTCTTCAATACCTGTTGGCTGAACGCCTTGCGGTTGAACACGAATCTGCATCGCTTGGCCATGGCCTATCCCTTCCGTTCGCCCACGGTGAGCACGTCGCCGACGTGCCGTCCGCGGACGTTGCTCCACACCTGTGGGACGCCTTTGACGGGCAGGAGTAGGCCTCTGACTTTGATCAGGTCAGAGGCCTGGATGCCGGATGGCTGGCTGCCGCGGATGTGGATCGTGTATTCGATGTTCCGTGGATTGGCGTTTTCCTCGACCTGGTCGGTGGCGGAGACCGGCGCGACCAACGCCTGGAATGTGCCGACACGCGAAGGCTTGCCCTGGATGAGGTTGCCGTCCGTGTCGGTGCCGGGCTGGCCGCGCCACACTTCGATGGTTTCCACTAGGAGACCTCCCCCGTTGCCATGTCGACGCTGAACGCGCGTTGGGCGTTGATGCCGAGGATGCGTTTCTCGTCGTCGCGCAGCCAGAGATCGCCGGTGGGCGCTCCGAAACTGTATTGTTCGCTGAAGCTGCCGGTGGTCTGGTTCATCTGCGTGACGCCGCCGGGAATGTCGTACGGGTCGGCCTGCATGATTCTGCGGACGATGTCGCAGGTGATCTTCGTCAGCAGGCGTGGCCGTTCTTTTTGGAGACGTTGCCAGTTCGGGGAGCGTTCCTTGATGTAGTCGGTCACGTCCGCGAGATGCGTGTCGGCCTTCTCGCGTGCCTCGTCGGTGAGTTTGTGCCATCTCCGTTCGAGGTCGTCGGAGGTGGCGAACACGTCTGGTTCGTCCGTCATGTCGGACTACGTCAGGCGGTGAGCAGGACGAAGCGGTTGATGTCGCGGATACGGAAGCCGACCTCGATTTCGATTCGGACGGCGAACATGTTGTGCTCCCACAGGTTTACCTGCTTGCCGTCGATGGTGATGGACGCCTGGTCGGAGATGCTGGTCTGCATTCCTTCGACGGAGCCCCATGCGGCGGAGGAGAATTCTCCGCACACGCCGAGGATCTCTGCCTTGGCAGGTCCCGGTGTCTCGGATACGGCGGGCACGTGAACGCCCTTGCTGATGTAGGTGCGGTTGCCGAGCACGGTGCTTACGTCGGAGGCGGCGGTGCCGTCGAGGAACAGGGGGCGTCCGTTGTTGTCGGTCGCCTGACGGAGCACACTGCGACCCTGGGTGCTCAACGCCCAACCGTCCACGGTTCCATCCGCTTCGGACACGAGGTCGTCGGCTTTGTTCAGGTTCTTCCACACGTCCTTGCCGATGCTGACGGTCTGCGCGCTCTTCAGGGTGTCGAAGTCCGCTCCCGGAGCGTCGACGAGGCCCATGATGGTCTTGTCGAATGTGCGGGCGATGGCACCTGGCCCCTTCGCGACGACTTGGTCGTAGAGAGCGCCGAAGTCTCGGCGGAACTGGTTGGAGAACGGCATGATGACCGCGATGGTGTACGGCAGCATGTCCTTCTTGCCGAAGGTGACGCCGCTCTTCGGCTTCTCCGCACCCTCATTGACCCATGCGGCCTCCGGATCGCCGATGATGATCGGCACGCGAGCACCGTTGCCGGGCAGTTTCATCTCCGGCACGAGCTGCATGAACGCGCTCTTGTATTTTGCGGTCTGCAAGATCTCCGCCTGGGTTTCAGGGGTGAGGTCTAGACCGTTGCTTTTTCGGGTCATGGACGGATCTGTCATGGTTTGTCCTTTCAAATGAATGTTGTTTGCTGGTTGGCTCACAGGAGCGTGGTGCTCATGGCGTTGATGAAGTCCTCGCGGCTGGAATGTTTAGCCTTGGCCTGTCCGGTGCGGGCGCTCTGGTCCGCAACCGTGCCGCGGGAACGCATGTCGGCGAACACCTTCATGAGTTTCTCGGCGTATTCGCCAATCTGCTTCTCGTCGTCGCCCGCGAGGACGCTCGGGTCGGTGATGCCGTGTTTGGCCGCGACGTTGGCGCGTATCGTGGAGAGCTCCTTCTCGTGTTCGGCCTGTTTGGCTTCGCTTTTGAGCTTCTCGTTCTCCTCGAGCGCCTTGGAGAGTTTCGATTCGAGGTCGGCAGTCTGTCCGGCCTTCTCCTTGAGCTCCTCGTAGTCGCTTTTCCTGCCGCGTTCCCTGCCGAGACGCTCGTTGATTATGCGGTCGACTTCCTCCTGGGTGAAGGTCCTCAGCTTCGCGTTGTTCACGTCCTTTGGGGCCGGAGAGTGCTGTTCCGGCTCCTGTTGGCCGTCCGCGCCGGTCTGGTTTTCTTCTGCCATGGTTGGTGGCTCCTTTGCTTGTTCTTGGTTTCCACGCCTGACGCCGGCGAGTTGACGGCCATTCTTGTTGGTTTCGCGCATGGCTGCGCCCCGCCCCATCGCTGGGGTGTGAAAGGTAAAAGAAAAGCCATCACGTTTCGACGTGATGGCTTTCTGGGATTCAGAGATTTCCCAGCGCTTTTCTTCGCGCGTATTCGGACCGCAGCTCGTCGGTCGACACATAGTCGCCGACGGACCAGCGCTTCTTTCCTTCGTTCCTGACCCATTCATATTCGTCCTGTGGCATGGAGATATCGCCATACTTGCGTTTGATTTCCGCAAGATGGCGCTCATCGGTGACTTCCTTCAAATCACCGGGCATAAACGTGAAACGGTCGGAACGATCCATAGGCTCAATCATAGCAGTCTCAGATAAACGATCGGTCTGCCGTCGGATGCTCCAAGCCCTTCGAAACGAAGAGCCCTTCCTCTCGGCAGAAGAATTTCGTATTCTCCCGGATGCTGAGTGATCGGCTCCACATACACGCCGGCGCTTCCCGGCGGTACCAGGATTCTTGTGGCGATGCGGTCTTCCCCATCAACGTCAATGCCTCCCTCCTTGATGCTGGTGGCCATGTAGCCGATGTGTTCGAAGGTGCGACCGGTATTCAAATCGAAAAGCGACTCCATGTCGTTGACGTGGAACGTCGACAACCGCATCTGCCTGTCGACCGTGAAACGTTCTCGGGTGATATGGTCGGATATCGCTTCGTCGATGCATTCGACCTGATGGATGACGTCTTTCGACGGGTTTCGTCCGCCGAACAGGTAGCCGTTGATACTTTTGTAGCTGTCTCCGGTCCAATCCATCAAAGCCGCGATCTTCTCGTCGTTGGAGAATCTATCTCCAGGCATCCTGACGCTATAATCCGACAATCTCGATAGTTCGGAAGCGCTGATTGGAATCGATTTGCCGCTCCATCGAATCGTCGGTTGGGCAGTCACACCATCATTGACCTCATCGTGATAGATGCGTCTCAATTGGGCTAGGGTGTCACGCCAGTCGCCGTCATCGCCGGCCGCAGCCTTGGCTGCCTGGTACATTTCACGATACTTGTCCGGATCGTATCCTTTGAGTTTGCTGCTGCCCCAGCTTGGCACGATGTCGCAGTCGCAGTCCGTATGGTATTGCATCTGCCGTCCGGCGGTGTCCTCGCTCAGGTAGGCGAAGCCACGCGAGGCGAGCATAAGGCAGAACGCGCATGTCTTAGCCCCTCGCGGCACACGCGCCCAGCGAGGCTTGGTGGGATCGTTGGCCACAGCCCTCTGCATGGTCAGCCGCCCGACGGTCTGAATCAGATTCTGCACGTATTCCAGCGCCTGCTCCTCGTCAGCGAACGTGGGCCACAGGTCGTCGATGGTTCTTCCGGCGTTGTTGTGAACGGCTCCGTTTTCATCTGGAATGACATCCTTGTAGTGCAATCCCATGAAGTCAGTGTTGTTGAAACCGCCTTCCATCTGCCAGACCGCGCGGTCGGCGGTGATGGAAGGCGGCTCGTATTCCGGCATATCGATTCCGCCGTACTGCGCCCACAGGTCGCGTACGTGGCCGTAGTAGTCGGATGCGAGCCTGCTGGCGGCGTCGGCATACCGGTTGATCTCCGCTTTGATGAGTTCCTGGCTTTCACCGTCCCAGACGAGGCCCGAGACACTGTTGCCGGCCTCCTTCTGCAGGCGGCTCATGGTGTCCGTGTAATCCTCGTACAAATCATTGAGGTCGAGTTCAAGCCTTCTGCGTCGTTCCGGCGGCAGGTTCAGACTGTTCAGACTCATTTCCGCCGCCTTCCGGTAGTTTGAGGCTGACCGGCGTCATGCCGGTGAATTCAATGCCTTTCAGTCCAAGCATCGATGCCGCGGATTCCGGTGTCACCCCGGCTCTGATCGCTACTCCCAGTGCGTCGAAGCTGTCCTTCAGCCCCCCCCCCGCAACAGTTGATTGCGTGGAAGCGTCGATCTGGCGTTCCCCGTCGTCCTGCGTCTGCTCAGTCTGTTGGCGCATGCCGCGAATCTGGTCGAGGACCTGTCCGGCTTGAGCCTTGCGCTGGTCGGCCTTCAAGCGGACGATCTCGCTTCTGCTCAATCCGGCGCGGGTCATGCCGACCTCGCTGTTGGCGAACGAGTCGATGCTGCCGGCGAGTTTGCTGAACGCGTCGGCGCTCATGGAGCTTGACGGAGTGTTGGGGTTCTTCCAGTCGACCTGCAGTTTCATCAGATCATCGTCTGACACCGATGGATCCTGTATGCGCGCCACGAGGCGTGCCGCCTGCAGGATCGATTCGCCGAAATCACGGTCGCAGTGGCGAGCCTCGATAATCAGGTCCTCGCGTTGTGCCTCGGTCGCGTCCGCTGACGTCGGATTCGCGTCCGATACGATGCCGAGCGAGCTGGCGGGAATGTTCATCGCGCTGGCGAACATGGCGGCCCAGCTTTTCAGCATCGTCAGGTGCGGATCCATGCTGGATGCGGCCAGTTGGGTCACTGTCGGCGAATCACCGTCCGCGTCCTTGCTGATCATGTTGTAGCGGCCCATGTAGAGTTTGAGCGCGGCGTCCGCGCTCAAGGACGCGAGCTCGTCGCTGGTGCCCATGAGCAGGATTTTCGGGAATGCGTAGAATTCGGCGTTCGCCTCGGCACGCACGATGGTGCGGTTCGCGCCGTCGATGATGTTCATCGCGTCATGGCTGATGCGGGAGCGTCCGAATGGTTTGACTTCGGTGGCTTTGTAGGCGAGGCGGAACACGCTGCATTCGCCGTTCACGGTGGGTTGTGATCCTTGCACGTACCATGTGCCGAGACTGCGGGACACGCTGATGTTGCGCGTCGGCATGTAGAGCACGAGTCCGATGGCCTCGTTGTCGTTGTTCACGTCGGTTATGGCCATGCATGCCTTGACGCGTCGGTTCGGGTAGTCCCAGATCGCTGCCGAGCTTTCCGCGGTGTGGGTGCGGATGAGAGGCCTGTTCTCCGCGTCTTGGATGACGCTGAGGAACGAGCAGCCGTGAATGAGTGCCGTCTGTATGGCCTGCTGAAGGACGCTGGTGAAGCCGATTCTGCTCATGAAGTCCTGTAGTTGGAACGGATCATCGACACCAGGCGAGACGAATCCCTCGAATACGCAAAGCTCGGCGAGCATGTCCACCGCCTTGCGTGCCCATCCCAATGGCGTGTAGTGGTCCTTGATGGACTGTGGAACCGTGAGACCGAAGTCGACCAGCGGCTCTTTCGATTCGTAGTATGCGGTGAGTTTCCGATTGCGGCTCGCATGACGTGTCCACACTTCGGCGAGCTCTGCGAGCAGTTCGTTCTCTTGGTTTGTAAGCCCGTCGATGCTGGTGGGCACAACCAGTTTCGTCAGCGCCACCGATCCTCCGGACGGCCGCCAGCTATCCGGAACGTTTGTCATCTGGATGTCGCCCATTTAGATTCCTCCGATGGTCTGTCGTCTTCCGGGATGTCGTTTTGTCGTGCACGCCCCGTACAGGGCGATCGTGGTTGATACGAGCGGCGTTATGTCGATATCCGAGCCGAGCTTGTTCCATGCGATCGCGCCGGACTGTCCCAATGGACGCGTGGTCGCGCCCTTGACGGCTGCGGCCAGCTGCGGCTGGTATTCGTCCGGCGGGTGCTTGAGCGTTCCGGCTTTGAGCATGTCGAGGAATCGGCCGCATGCGCGGCCCATCTCCTGCATGTTCGTCACGGTGACCTTCACGTGCGCGGCCTTCAGTTCGGGCAGCAGGCTCATTGCCGGGGACTGCGCGTCGATGACCACGCTGGCGGTCTTCGGCCAACGTTCGGCGAGCCAGTCCACGGCCCACATGGTGCCAGCCTGCCGCGCGTCCTTGATGTTCGCCATCTGGATGACGGCCGACCCGTCCTCGTACCGCAATGCGGCGCCGATGGTCAGCACGCTCCTGTCGGGCGGCATGTCGATGCCGAAGCTCACCGTGCCGCCGTCGGGCACGTCGTCGGTTTCGGCGGCCTTCCACAGGTCGGGGCTGATGGCGTACGCGGTGGCGGTCTCGTCCCAGATGCCGAGTGCCTCACGGCGGAACGAATCCTCGGCGAGGAGATTGCGCATGCGCAATATCGCCTGTTCGCTGGTGCGGCGAGGATAAGACGGGTTCGCTTTCGCCCACGCGGTCCGGTCGTCCAGATCGCAGTCGCGGTCTGCCCCGAGCTCCACGTAGAGCATGTCGTCCGAATTGCCCGCCAACGCGGTCGAACGTTTCTCCTCGAACGCCTCGCACTGGTCTCCCGGCTTCGGCGGGTTGCCCATGAACACGATCAACGGGTTCGGGCTCGTGTTCACGATCGGAATCAGATTGTCCAACGCCTTGATGGTGAGTATCTGAGCCTCGTCGAACACCTCGATGTCCGCCGAATGCAGGCCACGGCCGAAACCGTTCTCACGCGCGCCGAACATGATGCGGCTCCCATTGGTGAAACGGATCTCCTGCTGGCCGTTCGCTCGACGCACGTTCCGCACGTACCTGGACAGTTTCGGATTATGCGTCAGGTCGCACATGTCGGCGAACGTCTCGTCGGAGGTGCGCGTGTGGTGCGCGGTCCAGATGACCAGTGTTCCGGCACGTCCGGCGCACAGGATGAATATCGCCGTGCCGACCGTGAACGTCTTGCCGATCTGCCTGCAGCTGGACAGGACCGCTCCTCCGGATCCGCATGCGTACTTGCCGTCGGCGCGTTTGGCGAACAGGAGGTATAGGAAACCTTTCTGCCAGAGGTCGTAGTGGATTCCGGCCTTGACCGCCGCATTGTTGATCAGTTTGAAATCGCTTGACGTGACGTCTTCCGGCTTCACGAGCCGTTGGGCGATCTCAGACAATCGACGCTCCGACATCCTCCGCCACCTCCGTCACGTCATCGTTCACATCGAACAGGCTGCCGGATTCCTCGGCCATGCGCATCCGTTCGTCGAATTCGGCGAGCTTGCTGCTGATCGACGGCAACGCGTTGGCCGGCGTGGACGGGTCATGCAGAGCCTCGCGCAGTCTGCCGACGATTTCGCGGAGCGTGTCCTCGTGGGAGCCGTCCATCATCCGTTCGAAGTTCTGTTTGTCGAGTTCCGGTTCAGGCTTCCGTTTCGTTTTCGTCGGCTTGGATACGGGCCTATCCGCTTCCGTTTGCGTAGCCCGGTTCTTTTTCCGACGATAGGCGGCTTTCTGGCGGCAGGATTTGGAGCAGTAGCGTTGCGGCCGCCCGTGGCCGGACGGTTGGAATTCCTTGCCGCAGAGTTCGCACTTCATCGGCGCTTCCCTCGCTTTCCGACCTTTCGTTGTTTCCCCTGTTTCCGACGTTTGCATTCCGGGAGGGATATCGGCACTGCACCCGAGGCTACCCCAAGGGGGTATGACCGGGTACCCTGCCCTGGTATCGGGTCAGATGCCGAACGTTTTGAACGGCATCGAGCTTGATTTCACTTCCTGTCTGCCAGCCAGCAGCGCTCGTGCGTGTTCGTCTGTCTTGTCGCTCTTCATCCTGTTGCAGATGCGGTGCGTGAGCCTGCAGTTAGTGAAGCTGTATGGATCGCCGCCCCGTGAGACCGGTATGAGTTCGTCTACTTCGGCGCTCATCGGATGTGGTGTCTTCAATGTCTTGTCGACTGGCTTGCCGCAGATGGCGCACACATCGTATGCGGCCAGCACTCTTTGCCTGAGCATGCGCCGCCGGTATCCGTTGCTGACCCGCTCGTTGCGTCGCTTGCTCATGGTCATTCCTTCGTATGAAGTCCTAGCATGGCCGACCACGTGTCGACTAGGGATCCCGTCATCTGCGGATATCCCCTCCCGAGGTTATTCATGGAGCGCCTTCGGCGGGATTCGAACCCGCGTATACACGCGGCCGCAAAGAAGAGGATCCGAAGATCTGCGACCGGTGCGATCTGCCACTGATTCCTACGAAGGCACGGACAGGCGGTTTGAGCATCACCGCATCACGTAAGCGCGGGATTGGCTTGCCTGCCGCTGTTGGTGTATGCCCACTCTGACGTGGAGCGGGCGGAGCGTGTCCGATATGCCGTTCGGACAGGCCGGTGTTACGCAACCCAAGGAGTTAGGAGAATCCAAGGTGGATATGAGAAAAGGGTTCAAACCAAGTCACCTCGGTTTGAACCCTCTAATCCACTGACAATTATGCCTTGCACTTCGAGAAACGTCAAATCGAGTCGCGTCGGGAAAGCTGCCTGTGCACGTCGGCGAGACGGTAGAGCGGCTGTCCCTTCCCGTTCTTGCCGGCTGGTTGGATCCTGCCACGACTGCGCCACGAGTAGATCGTGTTCACGCCGCATTGGAACCCGCATTCGCGCAGGAGTTCGGCGCATTCCCCTGCCGTGAACGCTTTGCCGGATGCGATGCACTCTTTCAGGAAGCCGAGCCGCACGTCCACCACGCGGTAAGTGCCGCCGCATACGGGGCAGGTGACCTCGACCGCGTCGATGGGCGCCGACAGTTCGACACCGCACAATGGGTTCGGGCATCTTCCGATGCCGTGCTTGGAGGGCGGCACGTCGATGATGTCCAGCGTCTTTCGAACCATCGACTCCCACTCATGGTAGAAGTCGGCGATGTCAGGCAGGCGGCGCAGTCGAGGACTGCCGGCGCAGACACGCAGCATGTCCATCAGCGGCGGATGCACGCCACAGGTAGCCCAAGGCATGGCGGGCGGAGCATACAACCGGCGCCAGAGTGCGATCGCGGCATCCTCGATGGCCTGCATGTGGTCGAGCACCGGCAATCGGATTGGCGTCGGCGCGGCTGGAAGGTTGACGCGTCCAGGCTGGCGGCCTCCGTAGTGCGCGGTCGAGTCCAGGAACTCATGCAGCGAATCCAACCATGATGGATATTCCCGCAGCCAGCCGCGCATCAGCCCATCGCATCTCGCGCACATGGCGTCGCCGACAGCGCATCCTCCGCCGCAGACGAGGCACACACCGACGAGCGCTGGTGTTGTTTGGCTGGTGTTTGTTGTGGTGTTGGTGGTGGTTGGCTGGGATTCGTTGGTTGGTTCGTACATTTGTTCGATTCCCTCCGGCGTGGTAGTCTGGTTTGTGGTAATGCCAGAGCCCGGCCGGAAGGTCGGGTTCTTTGTTTATTCGGTGGCGGAGTCCTGTTCTTCAAGGTTGACGTGTTCGATCTTGGCTCTATGGCGGAGCAGACCGGCGTATTCGTCCATGACGTCGAGCTGCCTGCTCAACAGAGTGATCGGGCAGGTAGACTCGAAGTCGAGCGTGCCATCCGCATACCGCTGCAGCATGTCCCTGAGCCTGCCGGCACGAGCGGTCAACTCACGGTATTCGACGCGCATTCGCTCCACGTAATCGGATCCGTCGGCGCTCGCGGGTTGCGCTTGGTCGGCGGTGGCGAGCACTTCGATGGCTTGGCGCAGGTATCCGTCGCGGATCCATTCGGATGCGGTCCGCCATTCCTCATGGATGATTTCGGTGGAGTCCTTGCGGAGCGCCCATTTGAGCCCGAACAGACGTTCGGCTACGGCTTCGGTGCGCGCGTCGATCGGCGGCAGTGGCGGGTCTAGTGTTTCCTCACTCATTTCGTTTCCTTCCTCTTTTGATTGTGCATGGTCTTCCAGGTCTTGTGTCGCAGCAGCCACACCACCCATTCGGGCAGTTCGGTCCAGATGGTCAGATGTGAGGACGCGGCGTATAGCTTCCACCACCTGCCGCAGATGACGCAATGCTCTATCCTGCGCAGGCTGTCCTCGTATTGCGCCGGACCTATGCCGTTGCTCGCGCAGATGAATATCCCGACCGCGCTACGGCATGCATGCGGCGAGCGCCGTTTGTTACGACTGATGCCGTGCATCATTCCGCCTCCTTACCGAGGATGTAGACGAGCGTCGGCGGCAGTGACGGTTCGAAGCATGTGTTCGGCGGCACCTTGTACTCGCCTTTCCCATTGAGTCCAGGCAGCACGTCGGTCCGCACCACACTCCACCCCTCGGAAAGCAGGCTTTCGAGCGTTCCGGCGTTGGGGACTTGCGGCACCAGTGGTGCGATCTCATCGAGGCTGTATCCGGCCTGATGCCATTTGATGATCATGTCCATGAGGGTTTTCTTCATTTTCATTTCGTTTCCCTTCGTATTTGCTGGATGATCGTCTCGTATGGTTTGCGGTGGAAGATGCGTATCCACCATTCGGGGCGGCGGCCCCATATGGTTTTGACTTCGGTGAGGGGAAACCATGATACGTACCATTTTTGGCAATTTCCGCAGTACAGCACCTCGCCTTCCTCCTTCGGTCTGGGATGCTCATGGTCGAACGCTGGCGGCCTTGGCACCAAATAACTTCGATTGCTCATTTTGTGTCCTTGAGTGTGATGCGTTTCATTCCTTCGCCGCCTTCATTCCTTGGACTTCACCGTCGAAAAAATCGATGATGAGATTGCAGATGGCGACCGCCGACGTTTTGAGCTGGGCTTTTTCCTCTTCGTTTTCGGCTTTGATGGCGAAAACGCCATCCTTGCTGTTGAAATTGATTCTCATTTCGTGTCCTTCGTGGTTGGGCGGACGGTGAATGCGACGAGTCCGGTCTCGGCATGGAACACCTTGGCCGGCTCGCCAGTCCTCAAGGACATGGCCTGCGCGTAGTCGCCGGCATCGTCGATGTTCTCGAACGTTCTGACGCCTTCCGTGGTGACGACGTTGTAGCTCATCTTGCCGGCTCCTTGTCTGCACCGCTCACATGGCTCCAGTCGCAGGACAGGCCGGCCTGCTTGCCGTTCGTCGAGTAGACGATGCAGTCCACTTGCCTCGTGTCGGTCAGGGTGATGACGCATTCCGTGAATACGTCGGCCCCGGCGGAGCACTGCGAGTCGACGGACCTGACCGCATGCGCTGGCGTGGAAGGCTCCGACGCGCTTCCGCATCCTGCGAGCGCGGTGCAGAGGGTGAGGGTGATGGCGGTAAGTGTGGCGCAGATGGTGTTTCTCATTGTTCGTTCCTTTGATGGTGGCTGGCGTGGTGGTTCCAGAGGCGGATGGCTTTTTTGAGGTTTTTGCCGTCGATGTGGAGGATGCATTTGTGCCGGCAGTTGGGGCAGATGCAGCCGTAGATGGTGTTGACCGGTTGGCGGGTTCGGAGGTTGTAGATGGTGCCGAGGGTCAGGATGAGCGGCCGGGACTTGCGGCATGCCGGGCAGGGTGCAGGTCTGCGCCATTTGCGTGGGTTGGTGGCGATTCTGACGGTGTCTGTGTGGTGCATTTCATTCCTTTCCGTAGATGGCGAGGCTTCGTATGCCGTCGCTCATGCTGTTGGAACATGTGTTCGGATCGTGGTCGATGATGTCTTTCCCGATGCCCTGGAAGCGGAGGCTGGCGGTGCCGTCCGGATGTCGGATGAGTTCGAGTCGTCCGTCGATGATGACGTCCTGGTCTGTTTGGGCGATGCAGCGACGGCCGATCAGGATGACCGGATCGGCCGACCGCCATTTATGCAACGGGATAAGGACGCTCACCTGCGGCCTCCCAGCCAGCCGATCAGAATCGCGAGCGCCAGGAGCAGCAGCGCGACGGGACTCATGGCATGCCGCCCATCTCCGGACTGGCCACGGTCGCGCTGATCGCGTCCTTGGCGATCAGCCGCCACGGCTCGCGCTCGCGGGCGTCGAGGCTGTCCCATGGGCGCGGGGTGCGGTGCCCGTTGGCGTGGAAGCGTTCGTAGATGGCTCGTGCGACCTCGTATTGCGTGTCGAGGCCGATCACGAGCGGCGTGGTCTGCTCGTCCATCAGTAGGCCTCCGGTCTGGCCGGCGTGAGCATGGCGGCGAGCGCGTAGCAGGCAAGGCCGATGATGAGCGTCAGGACGATCAGCGCGACGTGCAGGACGATCCATGACATCGGAATCCACTGGTGGAGGGTCTGGCCGATGATCGCCCTGACTGCCGCGTGCGGGACGAGCAGCAGCGTGGCCATGGTGAACATGGTGGCCATGATGTCGCCGAGCCGGTCGGCGAGACGGCTGATGGTCTTTCTCACGAGAGTCCTCCCCCGATCTGCTTGATCTGCTCGAGCATGGTCGTGTAGTCGCTGATGTCGCGGCGAATACAGTCCCTGACGCGATGCGACCCACTGTCGCCCTGATACTGGTCGGGGCCGCCGAGGATGGCGACGAGACGGCGCATGGTGGTCAAATCGAACTTGCGGTAGCTCAGCCACGCCGCCGGCTCCAGATTCATGCGCCTCAGGAACGCGATATCGAAATCCACGTTCGTTCCCGCCGGAATCAGCGTGAACCGCTGGGACAGGAAGTCGAGATACTCCTCGACCGCGTTGGCCACCACTCCCACGCCGTCGCGACGATGCGAGCCGTTCAGCAGCTCGAACAGCAAACCGTTGTCCGTGTGCATCGAGAACGCCACCGGGCTCATATCCAGCAGATCCAGGCCATCGGGCCTGATGATGCGCGTCAGAGAACCATACGACTGCCCGCCCAGCACGTCGGTGCACTCCATGCCGACCTCCAACGGAAGGGAGCGCCCCCTGTCGATGCCGGTGGTCTCGAAATCGATCCACAGCAAAGCCTCAGGCTTGTCATACATCATCAATCATTTCCTTTCATCATCGATATCAACCAAAACCACCTCACGCCCGGAAACAGGCGTGGCGGTCCCATCCCGGTTAAGCCGCAGCCACCGGCCCTCCCAGTCGAACACCGGCACATCACGCGGATCCGCGCCGAACGGCACGATCAACCCCAGCCGCTCCGCCTCCGCGACGTGCTGGTGGACCCAGCCGTGGCAGCCGGTCGTGCCCGAACCGCACAGGATGACGATGTTGGCCGGACTGTGCCTCACATCCGGATCCGCCGCACGCCGCAACTGACGGTGATGGCCGGAGCGTCCAGGCCAGCATGACGGATCATGGATGTTCGTCCCACAGCGCAGGCAATGCCAACCCTGCCGCTCCAAAGCGGCACGCTTCGAATCAGCAAACTCACTCACAACGCACCCCCTCCTGCATCAGACCGTCAACCAACACCAAACACGAAGTGCAATTGGCCCTCAACCCGGCCGCCAACGCCACGATGCCGTCATCCGCCCTGCCACCGGCGAGCGCTCGCAGTTCGATTGTGCTGGCGGTCTGGGCGGTGTCGGTGAGGAGGCGGCTGAGTTTGTCGAGTTGTTCCCTGGTCATTCGTCGTCCTCCTCGTTTTCGTCGTCTTCTTCGTTTTCGTCGGAGTCGGCTTCGCTGATGGCGGCGATGAGCTGGTCGAGGTGGCTGGTTTCGTCGTCGGTGGGCGTGTAGCCGAGGTCTTGGAGGATCTGGTAGTAGCCGGGGATGCGTCTGCTGGTGTCGTTGACGGTGGTCCAGTCGGTCGGGTCAATGAACCATTCGATGCGTGCGGCGAGGATTTGCACCGCCCAGACCGCCCAGTCGGGTTCGTCGAGGTGGTAGCGGAGTTCGGCGAGCGCCCGTTCCGGTTCGATGCCGCTGATGGTGGTGAATTGTTTGCCACCGCATGCGGCGTCGTTCCATGTGCTCAGCGCCTGCGTGTAGCCCTGCGGGTTCGGGTCGATGATCTGCAGGAGTCCGAGCCGGGCCGTGGTTTCGACGAGCTTGTCGCGTTTGATGCCGTGGAGGTTGGCGTGGAGCCATGCCATGCGCTTGTCCGCGGATGCGGCGGCGTATTCCTCGAGCGCGTGCCTGCGGGCGTCGCGTTCGGCTTGTTCGGCGGCTCGTCGGGCTTCCTTTTCGGCGTCGGCGGTCTTGTCGCGGCGGGTCCAGAGGTAGACCTGCTGCGAGACCGTGTGGATGGATACGGCGGCTGGGTTCTGTTCGCGGATCTTCTCGATGGCTTCTTCGGGGGTGCCGGTGGATGGGAACATGCAGCCGATGTAGCGCCATTCCGGGTCGCTGTAGGGCTTTTCGGGGTCGGGGATGAGGTTGATGCCGCTGTCGGGCTCCCCGAGGAGCGCGGCGACCGATTCGACCCATTGCCGGTCGCGGTCGTCGCGTTCGATGCGGCGGAGGGTGTAGTCGAAGTTCGAGGTGCCGGCCGCCTGCGCGAGCTCCTTCTGCCTGTCCGGCTGGCCGTCATATCGCGCGATGGCCACGAGCTGACCGATGGAGATCTGGCAGAAATCGTCGCGGGATGCTCTGACCTCGGTCTTGATGCTGGCGGCCTTGACGCGGTCACGCACATAGTCGCCGCTTCGGCCGAGCCGGTGGGCGACGCTGGCGGTGGTGGCTCCGAGGTCGAGCATGCCCTGGATGGCGTCAGCCTCCTCCAACACGGTGAGCTGTTCGCGCTGGCAGTTCTCGGTGACCATGGCCTCCAACTGCTGCAATGGGCCGAGCTGGAGCACGAAGCATGGGACAGCTACGATTCCGGCCTGTTTGCATGCGGCGAGCCTGCGGTGGCCGGCGATGACCCTGTAGCGCTCGCCGTTGGGTACGACGCTGAGGGGCGTGAGGAGGCCGTTGGTTTTGATGCTGGCGGCGAGGTCGGTCACGTCGCCGATGTTTTTGCGTGGATTGTCGGGGTGGGGGTCAATCAGGCTCGTGTTGATGAGCTTGATTTCGTTGCTTTGGTAGCTGCTCATTGCTTCTCCTTGCTGGTTTCTTGGTTGTTGAGTTCGTCTGCGCACGCCTGGCATGCCTTCCACCATTCGCTTGGGTTGCCGTTGCGGAGGCTTCCGGTGTGGTCGTATTCGTCCTCGTGCGGATCCATGAGCTGGTGGACGTGTTCGCAGTTCCAGTTGTGCTTGTGGATTGGTGTTGACGGGACTGGTTCGGGCGCCCAGGTCTTCCACTGGTCGCGGAGCCATGTGTTGAGCCGTGGGATGTGGCCGCTGCGGATTTGGCCGTCGTTGACGGCGTGCTTGTAGCGGCGGAGCGCGGTCTGGAGTCGGGTCAGTTCGACGGGGTTTCCGGCGATGGCCGCGTACAGGGCTCTGGCTTCGACTTCGGTCTTGCGGCCTTTCGCGCCGACGGATCCGGGATAGGTTTCGGCGAAATGGTCGAAGTCGGATTCCGGCGTGGCGGGTTGCTTCGGTTTGCCGGCGGGAGGGGTCGGAGAGGGTATATCGGTATCGGTATCGGTTTTATGCCATGTTTTTGCTTGGCTGTCCCCTAGCAACTTGCTAGAAGGTTTGCTACCGTTTTGCTCTCCGTTTGCTTGGCTGTTTTCCGGCAAGTCGCCCGACGTTTGCTTGGCCTTTTGGTTGGCGGCCTTACGGCGGCCTCCCTTGCTTCCGGCTTTTCGGCGCGCCTCGCGTTGCTCTTCGGTCAGCACTCGTGGCTCCCTGCAGATGCCTTCGGCGTAGACGGGACGCCATCCGCCGTCGTGCTCCTCCATGAGTCCCGCATCGATGAGCTGCTGGAGCTGGCGCATGGTGCCTCCGGCGTCCTTGAGGTCGAGCTGGTCGAAGTGGCCGGGATACGCCGACGGGTCCTTCGATTGCATCGAGACGCCTTTGGAGTGGATGACGCAGAGTTTGACCCACAGGCCCACGGTGGCGAGCGGCAGGCGGCGGATGCGCCTGTCGTCGGCCATCTGGTCGTCGATGATGAACCACATTCTTCTTCTCCTTCCGTGGTTCGGGTTCCTTGGAGGCTTAGCCGATCTCGCCGGTGTCCGGGTCGATGGACGCCTCCACGTCGCCATCCTCCATGTCGAGGCTGCGACGCAGGTCGTCGATGAGGATCATCTGCCGTGACGTGGCGGGCTTCGCGCACATGTTCTCCATGGCCAGTCCCGCGTCGAGGATGCGCTGCGCGAGGTCTGCGCAGTCGTACACGGCTTCGGTGATGGCGTGGATGCCGCCCCACTTGTCGATGTGCTCCTGCTTGTTTTTGGTGTCCATGACGTTGCGGCATGCCTTGAGCACGACGGCCGCGGCCTTGGTGACCTGCTGCGTCTTGCCGATGAGGTCGATGAGCGTGTCCGGTGTCGCTTCCTGCGGGATGAGCGCCTGTTGTTCGCTGGCTTTCATTGCTTCCTCCTTTAGAATTCCGGTTCCGGATCCGGTTTGCCGAAGTCCCCAAATGACGATTGGTCGGCCGCCGGCGCGCCCCACGGATCATCGGCCGGCGGCGCGGCGGGTTGCTGTGTCTGCGCCGACTGTTGCGGCCGTTGGCTCCAGCCACCGACGCCGGTGTTGACGGTCGGCTGCGGCGATGCGGGGTTGCCGTAGACGGGACCGCCCTGGCGGCTGATGCGGGCGACCTGCGCCGTCGCGTACCGCAGCGATGGCCCGATTTCGTCGACCTGCAGCTCCACGACGGTCCGATTGGTGCCGTCCTGCGCCTGATACGAGTGCTGCTTGAGCCTGCCTTGGGCGATGACCCGCATACCCTTGGACAAAGATTGGATGCAATGCTGCGCGAGGTCGTTCCATGCCGAACAGCGGAGGAAGAGCGCGTCTCCGTCCTCGTACTGTCCGGTCTGCCGGTTGTACTGGCGTGGCGTGTTGGCGATGGTGAAGCTGGCGACCTGCGCGCCCTGGCCGGTGGTCCTCAGTTCCGGATCCGCGGTGAGGTTGCCGACGATGGTGATGACGGTCTCCCCTATGGCCATGTCAGGCTCCCTTCACATATCCAGCCGGTTCCGGGCCGAGCTGGCTTGGATCCTTGGCCTTCCACGCGCATTTCGCGCGCAGGCATCCGGCCTCGCGGTCGATGACGATCTCGCCGAAGCGCGCCGGCGCGACCATGGTGAGGTTCCAGCCACGGTCGCGGTTGAGCGCGCTGATGGTCTCGTACAGTTCGCCGATCAGCTCTGCGGCCGTCATGCCGACGCTGGCGGGTGTGAGCGGCCATTCGAACCACTTCTCGCCTTCTGGCCTGCTTGGTGCTTTGCTTGGCAACGTTTGCCTCCTTTGGATTGATGTCGTGCCGGGGCGCGGATTCGAACCGCACATCCATCCGCCGGCGTGACCTGAACACGCCGATCCATGGCGCCCGCCTCCAATCGCGGGCCCCGGCGAGGGCCGGGCGGGAGGAGAAGAGAGAAGATGACCCGTCCGGCCGGTTTTAACGTCTTTTCCTTGACGGGTGGGCGGTTCCGGCATGGCCGCGCATGACGAACCACGTCCATGCCGCAATGTGTGAGGAGCCGCCCAAGTCTTTCATCGCTCGAGTTCTTCCGCCCATCGGATGAAGCGGGGATCCGAGCACAGGCGGCGCATGATGACGGCCGTCGGGATGAGCACCGCGAACGGCGCCGCGACGAGATGTTCGATGGGGTGCGTGCACGCCGGCGTGCAATACAGCACCCACATGGCCAGCAACCACACCGCGAACAGCAGCTGATGCAGGATGACACGGATAAGAACCTTCATCGTTCGCCTCCGTTCGTAGAATCGGTGGAATGGACATCAATGCGATCACCGGCGTCGTTGGCGCCATCACGGGATTGGTTGGCGGTGTCTCCGGATGTGTCGCCTTGTTCCAAGCACGCCATGGCAACAAGCTCTCGGAGCAGGCGAACGGCTCGGCTGAGGAAGCCAACCGGATCGCCGTCGAATCGAAGCGTGCCGCCGAGCAGGCCAACCGCCTTGCAGGAAAGGCGAACGAGATAGCTGCAGACGCGAACTCGATCAGCCAGCGGGCGTTGTCCGTCACCGCCGACCAGACGGTCCACAAGTGGCGGGTCGAATACGATGGAGAAACCTCGACCGTCTTCCTTGTCAACGATTGCCCCGACATGGCACGAGACGTGTCCGTGTTCGTCCGTTGCAAAGACCAGACCGTTGCGCAACGGCACGTCGACGAGGTTGCGCCGTTCGGAGAGGTCGCGCTCGAAAGCGAGTTCTTCTCCAAGCAGATATTCGAAGACCAGGCCGGTATCGACCGTCTGAACTCCCAACCCGGCTTCGCGTTCATCGGATGTGGATCCTGTCGTGTGACGGTCCACGTCGCTTACACTACGGAGCTCGGCGCCAGACGCAACGACGAAGTCGAGCAGTGCCTGACCAGCAGCCAGAGGCATTGATTCCATCACAGCTCCTTGTTGATGGTGTCGATGACGATGTCCACGAGGTCGACCACGTCGAGGTCGACGTATCCGACGATGTGACCGAGCGAACGCCTTGCTTCGATGTCGCTCCACCCGTCGGCATAGGCCGGACGGATGGCGTCGCCCTCGTTCTCGAATTCACTGAATATCGCTTCGACACAGGCTTTGCGGATGTCGTTCATTTGTTCTCCTTTTCTTCCCATGGGTCAGACCACGGGGTATCGGTACGCCAGTCGTTGTCAGTCATCACGCACCCACCTCTTCCTCGTATTCGGCCGTGCACTGGTACAGGTGTTGCGCGAAATAGGCGATCATCTGCTCCTTCGGATACATGACGATTCGTCCCACCTTCACGAACTTCGGGCCGATGCCCGCGCTACGCCAGTACGCCAGGGTGCCTTCCTTGATGCCGCAGTTGTCCGCGATGTCCTTCGTTGTATTCATCGGCTTCAACGCCGCCGCCAATGCGGCGAACACCTCTTTGTCATCCATCACGCACCCGCTCCTTTCATGCGTTGGTAAGCGCCGATTGCTTTTCCGACGTGTTTCGTTTGAGGGCCTTCCTGCCGAGTGGGAGAATGAGCAGACCCGCGCAAAGAAGGGAGGTGATAACATGCAACGCGATCCAGTGAATTCCACCAATGACGCGAAGACCTACGCGCAATCCGGAAACATTCAGCAGGCCATCGTGTCGCTGGCCGATGCCGTGCAGGGCATCGCCGAATACCAGCGGTACATCCGGAACGACCAGTTGAAGATCAAATGTGCGCTGAACATCAGCTGACGTTGGACCGTCCGCGTGAGAGAGTTCCAATTCCTCGCGGACGGCTTTACTTATCGCGCCAAGCATCGCCGGGTGCAGGCGTTCGAACTCCTCAACGGAAATCGGGTTCATGGATTCGTCCGGCGTCTCGGCCGGAATGTTGATGCTCATTTCGGATTCTCCTTTCGATTCATGATTTGGCGAGCGCCGATTGCGGTTCTTTTTCTTCTGAATTTGCTGCAATGAAGATGTCAAGACCGTCTTGCCATTTCAATGCCGGAGCAATCTTGTCGAGAACGCGAATCGGCCATTCCCGTTGATTGCGCATGTATCGATTCATGACGACCCGATTGATTCCAACTGCGTCGGCGACGTCGGATTGAGTGATTCCAAGTCGAGCCATCCTGACTTTTACTGCCTGTGTCACGTATTCATTGCTTGTCACATCACCTCCATTCCCCGAATATTCGGGACTTTGTTCGACGTTTACCGGATATTCGGTGAACATGCTTTCAATGTACTCCCGAATATTCGGTATGGCAAATTCGACACGCCGAACGGTGTAAAGATGTAACTTCCCGAAAATTCGAATACAGTCATCGCTATGGATAGCAGCACAACACGCACCGATCTGGTGATTTGCAAATATATCAGCCAAGCAATGGAAGCCAATGGCATTACCCAGGCCGACCTCTCCAAGGCTCTTGAAGGACGATCAAAAGGTTATGTCAGCGACCGAGTACTCGGTAAAAGAAGTTGGGCAATTAGCGAGTTAGACAGACTCGCTCCACTCTTTGGGCTTCCGGACGCTCTTTCACTGGTCGCGGCAGCCTGTGGGTCAATCTCCAGCGAGGCCGCCCGCGCCTACGAGGCCCGCGAGCGCCAAAAGATCACCGATGACCTGGTGGATCGCATCGCCGCGCATCCGGAGGATTACGTCACTGCCGCCAATGACGATCCGAACAAGATGCTTGAGGCGGAGACGCCAAGAGACTAGATTTTTTTGATGCAAATCAACTAGGGAAAGAAGGAAACCATGTACAGGAAGACAATCGCAACGGCCGTCGCCGGTCTGCTCATTCTCGGGCTTGGCGCATGCGGCAACGCCAGTGACGCCAAAACCGCCGACGCCGGCAGCACGAGCCAATCGCAGACGACGAAGAAGCCGGCAGAGAAGAAGCCGGTAGAACAGCCTGCGGATCTGACCGGCACATGGAAGCAGACCAACTCCGGCAGCACGGATTCCTGGATGGAAGCCGAGATAACGGCCGACACGATCACCGTCCAGTGGGTCAGCGACAACGGCGATACGAAGAGCCTGTACTGGAAGGGCTCCTACAATGCGCCGGACAAGGCCGGTGACTGGAAGTGGACGAGCCAGGGAGACACCGCGGCGATGCAGGCGTCCCTGCTCGGCTCGCAGGACGCCACCAAGGACTTCACCTACACCAAGGCGGACGGCGTCAGCTGGGAGACCACCGCGATGGGCACCACCACAGTGGTGAAGACCGCCAAGCAGTGAGCGATAGGCTCAGCAAGCCGCTCAAGGCGGGAGCTCCAAGGAACTGGGTCTGCGCGCGTCATACGCGGATTGAACTATTAGAAATAACCGAATAGTTCAAAACCGTTGGAAACATCAACAACAGACCATTTTGTTGACGTCAACAAGATGGTTGTGGAATCGGAAGGAGACAAGCATGGCGGACGAACCACAGGAAGGCCGGATAATCCTCTACCAAGAGGACGGGCGCAACGTACCAGTCGAAGTCACGTACTGGCGGGAGACGTTCTGGCTCACACAGCAGAAAATGGCAGAATTGTTCAATGTTACCGTGCCGACCATCAACGAGCATCTGAAAAACATCTTCTCATCCGGCGAACTGACAGAGACGTCAACCATTCGGAAATCTCGAATAGTTCGACAAGAAGGTTCTCGCCAGGTATCAAGAGAAATCTCTTTCTACAATCTCGACGCAATCATCGCCGTCGGATACCGCGTCAACAGCAGACAGGCCACACAATTCCGCCAATGGGCCACCGGCATCCTACGCGAATACATCGTCAAGGGATTCGCCCTCAACGACGACATGCTCAAGAACGGCAGACCGTTCGGAGACGACTATTTCGAGGAACTGCTCGACCGCATCCGCGACATCCGCACCAGCGAGCGTCGGTTCTGGCAGAAGGTCACCGACCTGTTCAGCGAGGTCAGCTACGACTATGACCCGAACTCGCAGACGGCTAGGGACTTCTTCGCCAGCTGCCAGAACAAGATGCACTACGCCGTCACCCATCAGACCGCCGCCGAAATCGTCATGGATCGTGTGGACGCCGGCAAGCCGAACATGGGATTGACTACTTGGAAGGGCGCTCCGAAAGGACATCCACGGTCCACGGACGTGACCGTGGCAAAGAACTATCTGAACGAACGCGAGATGAAGGCGTTGAACACGCTCACCACCGGTCTGCTGGACCTCGTGGAGGCACGAGTACTGAACCACACCCTCACCAGCATGGAGGAATGCGCCACGCTGATCGACCAGTACATCTCCCTGTCGGGCATGCCGTTGCTGGAAGGCAAAGGCAACCGTGGACACGAGCAGATGAGACGCAAGGCCCTCGACGAGTTCCACAAGTGGGATGCGGCACGAGAAAGCGATTTCGACAGGTTCGCCAAGGGATTGGACGGAACTGGACGGTGAACGACGCCACATTGACGTCCTGGGCGAAGACGTTGGGAGTGCGCGTGGAGGAACGTCGGCTGGCCGGAGACAGGTGCGGGATCTACTACGCCCCGCTCCGCCTCATCATCCTCGACGAACGACTGGCCGGATTCCAGCGCCGCTGCACCCTCTGCCATGAGCTCATCCACGCGAAACACCACGATTCGGGATGCGGCACGCAGTATGGGTTGAAGTGCGAGCGCCGTTGCCGCAGGGAGACCGCGTTGGCGTTGATCTCGCCGGTGGATTACGGCATGGCCGAGGAAGTGTACGAAGGTAACACGTGGATGATGGCCGTGGAATTGGGCGTGACCGTACAGGTATTGTCCGACTACCGGCAGCTGCTCTACGATTCCGACGTGTGCGTGCAATAAAAGAAGCTCAGCGTCCACATACCGCGACGGGAAACAAAAAGGGTTCCGCCCGAACACAGTCGGACGGAACCCAAGGAACCAACAATCAGCATTTCCGTTTTCACCAAAATGAGGTTCCACGCACAGTGTAGCGCGGATCCTTGGAAAGAGACGACCATGGCCAGAGCGTTCGTAGACGACAGATGGCTCAAAAACGACGAGGACGGCAACCCGCCCAGCAGGGCCGCGAAACAGTCGCTGGCCAATGCGAAGGATCCGATGAAAGCCAATGTGCCCGACAAATGGCGGTCCGCGCTGTACGGCCAAGGTTCACGGTGGAGATGCCGCTGGTACACGCTCCGAGACGGCAAACGCGTCCAGAAATCACGGAACTTCGCCAAGCTCCGTGACGCGGAGGAATACGCAGCGGCCATCGAGGACGACATCAGACGCGGCAAATACCGCGACCCGCAGCAGGAACTACGCATCTTCCGGGACGTTGCCTCCGAATGGACGGACGGCAAGATGGATATCAAACAGGGCACTTTGGGCAGATACCGCCGCGAATTGCGCGTTTATATCAACCCCAAGTGGGGCGATCGCACACTGAGGGAAATCCAACGCGACGAACTGCAACAGTGGGTCACGCAGCTCACCGAAGGCGGGTATCCCGCCGAACTGCAGGACGATCGCGAATCGAAGCCATTGAGTCCACGCAGCATCCGCAACATCGTCAAGGTCGTCATGGGCGGTGTCATGGAATTCGCTTTGGAGCACGGCTGGATTGGCGAGAACCCCATTGAAAAGGTCACCGTGCCGCGCATCACGCAATCCGATGACGACATGGTGTTCCTTACCGTCGAGGAGGTGGAGTTGCTGGCCGGCATGGCCGAACGGGCAGGACGGCCGGTAGACGGGCTGATCGTCCGCTGGCAGGCATACACCGGTGCCCGCATTGGCGAGACGCTGGCACTCAAATGCGGCGACGTGGATGTGGATTCACGCAGGGCGCGCATCCGCCGCACTTGGACCGACGACGGCAAAGGCAGGCTTGTGCTGGGCACGCCGAAGAACGGCAAACCGCGCAGCATCGCCATACCCAGATTCCTCATACCGTCCATCGAACGGCAGATGGAGGGCATGGGCGACGACGACTGGCTGTTCCGCGCGGCAAGAGGCGGGAACCTGTGGACGAACACGTGGCGGACGCGTGTCTGGCGAAAGGCCGTCCGACTGGCCGGCATGGAGGACGAGGGCGTGACCATCCATAGTTTGAGGCATAGCTATGCGAGCTTTGCAATTGCTCAAGGCGCGGACGTGAAGACCCTACAGATGCAGCTCGGCCACTCCTCACCCAGCATCACGCTGAACACATACACGGCTCTTTGGCCGGAACGATTGGACGATGTGGCGGACGCGATTGGCGAGCTGCGCGCTGAACAGTTGAAGACCGTCTAGACGCGGAGGTTGCGCGGTCATCGTGTCGAATCGTGTCGATAGCCTACGGCCAAGAAAAGATAAAGCCTTGGAAACATAATGCTTCCAAGGCTTCCGGTCGGGCTGACAGGATTTGAACCTGCGACATTCTGCTCCCAAAGCAGACGCGCTACCAAACTGCGCTACAGCCCGTTCACGTTCACACCCCGCGAATCCGCCTCACGGAATCGCACCAAGTGAACACGAGTTTCTATTATAGCGTATGGTTGGACAACGACAGGCTTACAATAGCATTTCGGAAGGGAGAGTGGCATGGGACGTCACCAGCAGGCCGAATCGTCAGGCATCATCTCCTTTGTGACATGCGCCGTTATCGCCTGGTTCGTCATGAACGCATACATGCAGTTCGCCCCGGCCATCTGGCGTGTCACGCAGCGTCTGTTCACCGTCTGCTCGGGAATCGTGGCAGGATGCGGAGTCGTTTCATTCAGTTTGGGTTACGCACGAAAATCACGTTCGCTGACACTCAAGCATGGCTGGGTCATTCCGGTTCGCCGTGTTTTCGAGATCCTTGCGCTTTCCGTGGTGTATGCTTCGACCATTTTCGTCACATCGTTCATGATGTTGTCCATCGTCAACAACATGATGGGCATCCGCACGCTGAAAGGCTATCTGCCGATCCTATGCGCGGCCATCGCAGGCGTTGTAGGCTATATCACTTTCGTGCAGGCGGAACTTATGAATGCCAAAACGATCGCTTCCCTACTGCCATTTTTCGTGGTGTCTGGCGTGAGTATCGCAGGATTGACGTCCGACGATCCGTACTGGTACAACAATAATTTCTCTCAATTGGGCGACCGTACGACGTTCGCCGTGCGTATGTTCAATTCGACGCTGACGCTCGCGGGCATCTGCATTGTGATCATCAGCTATTTCGCCGTTTCCGAGCTCATCACCACGTATCGTCTGCAATTGCAGTATCTGGATTCCAATGCCATCAATGAGACGCCGAAGCATTTTCGTACGAGGATTCTGCTGCTGTCAATCATGTTGACGTTGGCCGGCATCGCTTTCGTAGGTATCGGCATGTTCCGTTACACACCGCATCCGATTTTGCACAACGTGTTCGCCCGCGGCCTACCATGTTTGATGAGCGTGCTGATGATTGCCCTGCCTTGGCTTGCCCCGCAACTCTCAAAGGTCGTATACGTGGTTTCCGATCTTGCGATTGCGATTGGGGCTTATGCCGGATTCCAATGGCTGAGCGGGCATAACACGCTGACGAATGTGGAGGCGTTGGCCGGCATGATGTTCCTTGGCTGGTTCATCATTTTCTCGCGTCAAATCGCCGCCATCGAAGCGGATCGCGTGCAGACGCAGCTGATACTGGCGCAATCTGAGAGACCACGCTCCGTCGAGGATCTTGCGGAAGTCAGCGAAACTGTTCCCGACACAGTTTCGAGGCTCGCCGCACAAGTCTGATGCAAGGCTGACCGGCAACCGCCGGATTTCAACATATACATACCAGTGGGGTGGAGCCATCGCATTGGCGACGACTCCACCCCACTAGATTCTGACGGCATAACGCGAGTGCGCCGTCAGAAGTTGTAGTGCTTGTTGGACGGCTTCTTGTCGCTCATCAACAGCAGGAAGCTTCTTGATTGCGCAGTAATCGCAAAACCGGCCTCATAATTGAGTTCTGGCCCTTTTGGATTATGCGTGTCGACAATTAAGCGCCATTTCTTGCCATATTGCTCATCGGGCAGGGTGAACATGATCGGCTCGTAATGCGCGTTGAAAATCAGAATGAAATCATTGTCGACCATCTGATTGCCGTACCAGTCGGTTTCCGGAATATCGGAACCGTTCAGATAGATCATCACAGTGAAGGCGTGTGTGTTTGACCAGTCGTCCATATCCATAATGGAACCGGTATGGTCCATCCATTCGACCTGCGGAATCATGTTGCTGTCGTCTCCGGGCTCACGTCCGGAGAAGAAGCGACGGCGATGCAGCACCGGATGGTCCAGTCTCAGGTGAATCAGCTTCGACACGAATTCGAGCAGATCCTTCTGATCCTCGTCCAGATCCCAGTTCGTCCACGAAATCGCATTGTCCTGGCAGTAGGCGTTGTTGTTGCCCTGCTGGGTACGCGCCACCTCGTCGCCTCCGCAGATCATCGGAATGCCCTGGCTGAGCAGCAGTGTGGCGAACATGTTGCGCATCTGCTGTTGACGAAGCTCGTTAACATCCTTGATGGTCGTAGGACCTTCGACGCCGCAGTTCCAGGAACGGTTGTTGCTTTCGCCGTCGCGATTGCCTTCGCCGTTGGCCTCATTATGCTTCTCGTTGTAGCTCACCAGATCGTTCATGGTGAAGCCGTCGTGCGCGGTGATGAAGTTCACGGATGCGACCGGTCGGCGGCCATTGACCTGATACAGGTCGGAACTGCCCATGAATCGGCTGGCGAATTCCGGCAACGTGGACGGCTGCGAGCGCCAGAAGTCGCGCACGCAATCGCGGTAGCGGCCGTTCCATTCGGACCAGCTGGACGGGAAGCCGCCCACCTGATAGCCGCCAGAGCCGAGATCCCATGGTTCCGCGATCAGCTTGACGCGGGAGATCACCGGATCCTGTTCGACGATGTCGAAGAAGGCCGACAGTTTGTCGACTTCCTGGAACTGACGGGCCAATGTGGCGGCAAGATCGAATCGGAATCCGTCGACGTGCATTTCAGTGACCCAGTAGCGCAGGCTGTCGGTGATGAGCTGCAGGGCGTGCGGCGAGCGCATCAGCAGCGAGTTGCCGGTGCCTGTGGTGTCGAAGTAGTGTCTGCGGTCGTTGTCGACCAGACGGTAGTAGGCGCCGTTGTCGATGCCCTTGAAGCTGAGGGTCGGTCCACGGTTGTTGCCTTCGGCGGTGTGGTTGTACACCACGTCGAGGATGACTTCCATGCCGGCATGATGGTATGCCTTGACCATGGATTTGAATTCGTTGACCTGTTCGCCGCGCTGTCCGGAGCTGGAATACGCGTTGTGCGGGGCGAAGAAGCCGATGGTGTTGTATCCCCAGTAGTTGCTCAGGCCTTTTTCCTGAAGGAAGCTGTCATTGACGAACTGGTGGATGGGCATGAGCTCGATGGCCGTGACGCCCAGCTTCTTCAGGTATTCGATTACCGAGGGGTACGCCAGACCCGCATAGGTTCCGCGAATGTCCGGCGGCACGTCCATGTTGAGGTTGGTCATGCCGCGTACGTGGGCTTCGTAAATCACGGAATCGTGATATGAGATGTTCGGATGCTGGTCGTTGCCCCAGTCGAAATAGGGGTTCACCACGGCCGCTTTCATGGTATGGGCGGCCGAGTCGAGCGTGTTCATGCTGGTAACGTCATCGGGGCTTCTGAACCAGTACGAGTAGAGGCTCTCATCGCCGTCGATGTTGCCTTCGATGGCTTTAGCGTAGGGGTCAAGCAGCAGTTTGTTCGGGTTGCAGCGCAGGCCTTGCGTCGGGTCGTATGGCCCGTACACGCGATAGCCGTAACGTTGCCCCGGTTGGATTCCGGGCAGATAGTTGTGCCAGACATAAGAGTTCTGCTCGGTCATTTCGATTCGAGTTTCGTTGTCTTCCTCATCGAAAAGGCAAAGCTCGACTTTTTGTGCCACTTGGGAAAAGAGGGCAAAATTCACGCCGGCGCCGTCATAGCTTGCGCCGAGTGGATACAT